TCAGGATTTCCGGCTGCATCTAATTTGGGTGAGCCATCCTCATTTTTAAGATCAATTTTGATCAAATTTGGCCTTAGAATTTTTGCTGCCTTGCTACCTTTTTTAGGAATACAATTTAGCTCTTTCTTGGCCTGACCATATCCGCACCACATAGGTAATGTTTGGCCTCTGAGGGTCATATACATTTGAAGAACAATTGGATTTGCTCCTGTATATGGATTGCCAGTTAGGAAGTTATGCTGCCCCTTAGACTCTGTATTTGTCCAAGGTTTAGACCAGCAAGTGTCAAGTTTGCCGGAATCAAATAATTCCATGAAATCAGCCAAAATCTGGTCTTCGACTTTAACCGCTGGTTTTTTTGGAGTGAATGTCATTTGTTATTAAATAATAGTAATTGACATATATAGTGTAGGGATTAATCCAACATATGTCAAGCAAAAAGTTGAACGCTTCGGGGATTTTGGTTAAAAAACATTGCAAAAGCTAAGAAAATTTAATATATTACACTTATTAATTCTTTGATTTAATGCCTGTAATTACTCAAGTAACTAGGGAGTATTTAGAAGTTAATGAGTCTGGTTATTTAATTAATTCTTCACACCCTAGAAGTACAGTTTCTCAGGATGTAGTGGATAGTATCCGTTTACTCAGGGAAACTCTAGGCTTGAGTTATACAACCTTATCTATCATCTTTAATTTACCGAGGGAGACTTGTGGCAAGTACGCACGTTACGAAATTAGATCGCAAACTGGCGATAGATGGAAGACCATTTACAAAACCAAGACTTACCAAAGGTAAACTTGATCAGGTAATAGTAGAAGAAGTGCTGCTCTGGGTGGCCTCTGGTGGCACTTTGAGGTCTTATTGTAGACAAGAAAATAAACCTGCTTATACGACTATTTATAACTGGCTGAATAGGAAGGATAATAAAGAATCTCAGGAGTTTCTAGAGCGTTTCCAAAAAAGCCGAGAAATGGGGGCAGATTACATAGCCGATGAGATATTAGAAATGGTCGATGAACCTCCTAGATTGATTGGAGAAGATGATCCAAGGATTGATCCATCATGGGTTAATCTCGTACGTCTTAGGTGTGATCTCAGATTGAGATTGCTTGCTAAATGGCATCCTCAGAAATGGAGTGAGAGAAAGCAAATAGAACATTCCGGAGGAGTGCAGATAACAGTAAGTACTGGTGTCCCAGAGTAAGAATGTTGAGACTAGATTACAATCCGAGAAAATGGCAGCGTGAAGTACATTTAAAGCATAAAGAGCAGCGGTTTATGGTAATGGCACTTCATAGACGTGCAGGTAAGACTCAAATGTCCTTAATGCAGTTATTAGATTCCGCTCTCAAGTCAGATAAGAAGCTCCCGATGTTTATATATGTGTGTCCATTCTTACGTCAAGCAAAGGCCGTAGCATGGTCGAGACTCCTTGCAATTATTGAGCCATTAAGACGAGCCGAAGCAATCACCATCAATCAATCTGAATTGTCTGTATTCTTTAAACATAATGAGGCAACACTAAGACTATTTGGAGGTGATAACGCAGACGCACTAAGGGGTTTGAAGATAAATGGAATCGTAATAGACGAGGTAGCACAAATCAAAGAAGAGCTATGGGAGTCAGTATGTATGCCAGCCCTATCCGATGAATTAGGATGGGCACAATTTATAGGTACTCCGAGTGGGATAAATTTATTTTCAACTCTGTATTACAAGGGGCTACAAGAAGAAGGATGGGCAAGTTTTAGGTATACAGTCCACGACACACAGAGTATCCATCCTGACGAGATAACAAGGCTTCAAAAAGATATGAGTGAAACTTCATTTGCTAGGGAATATTTATGTGATTTTACAGCAACTGGGGATGATCAATTATTGAGTCTTGCTGATACAGAAGAAGCAGCAACAAGGGTATACCAAAAAGCGGATGTGGCATTTGCACCGGTAGTCTTTGGTATAGACCCTGCAAGATTTGGGGATGACAGAAGCGTAGTATTTCGTAGGCAGGGGAAACAAGCATTTCAACCTGTAGTTTATAGGGGTATAGACAATATGGAATTAGCCGGACGAGTAGCAAATTTAATTGAAGAATATAACCCAGATGCTGTTTTTTGCGATAGTGGTGCAGGTAGTGGAGTAATTGACAGACTACGGCAGTTATCATATGACGTTATAGAAGTTCCATTTGGTGGTAAAGCGACAAAACCAGACATATATACAAATCGTAGAACTGAGATGTGGTGGTTAATGAAACAATGGATAGAAGAAGGGGGAGCGATACCAAACGATACGGCACTTAAACAAGAGTTAGCAACACCCATATACTGGTATGACAATGTAGGTAAAAGGGTATTAGAACGCAAAGAACAAATAAAGAAGAGATTACAGGGTGCAGGGTCACCAGATTTAGCCGATGCCCTAGCATTAACGTTTGCCTTACCTGTAGCTGCAAAAGAAATGGAGGATATATACATTAAAAGACGTAAAGAGGCTACTCAAAAAACAGATTATGACCCATACAAAATACTTTAAACGCATAGCTAAAGGGTTAGATGTAGACCCATTGCTAAAATTATTAAACGATAAACCAGAATTATGGAAAGAAATAACAGCCAGACAAAAATTTACTAAGTCACCACACAAAGATACAGAGTCAATCTACGTTAGAGGTCCACTAAAGATGACTCCTTATTACGTTTTATGGGATACAGGTTCGTATGATTACCCATGTATGAAGTATTTAGAGCCAGCACTTGTACCATTAATGCGACCAATACTGGAGCAACTACAAGTCAAGGAGATGGGAAGAGTACTAATAGTTAACTTGAAGCCTAGCGGTCACGTTGCGAAACACAATGACCAAGGAGCGTATGCAGATCACTATAAAAGGTTTCATCTGGTACTAAAAACTAACCAATGGTGCAGCCAAACTTGTGGAGATCAAAAACAAAAGTTTGAAGCTGGAGAAGTTTGGTGGTTTAACCATAAGAAATTACATACAGCAGACAATGTTGGCACTACAGACAGAGTGCATATAATATTTGATTGTGTAACTAATTATTTATTATGAGTGGTGTGACCATAACTAGCGATTCTGCTTGTACTCTAAACAAAAGTAGAGTACCTAAAACAGAAATTAGGCTCTGCACGTTAGATGAATTCAAGGTTATAGCAAAACCTTTGTTTAAGCCTCATTACGATGAGATTGCACGCAACAAACAGGTGATGAAGCTAAAACCAAATTGGCCGATGTACGAATCGGTAGACAAGAATGGCTTCTTGTTTATTTATTTAGCGATGCAAGATGATGTCTGTATTGGTTATTCTATGAACATCATGATGCATCATTTTCATTATGCTGATCTAAGGGTTTGCCAGAATGACGTTTTGTTTGTCAAAAAAGAATTCAGAGGTGGACGTTTAGGATTACGTTTGTTGAGAATAACTGAAGACCATGCTAAGTCTGAAGGTTGTAAATTGATGTTATGGCACGCTAAAGAAAACACCGCTTTGGCAAAACTGCTACCAAAACTAAAATATGGTGTACAAGAAATCATGTATTCTAGGGAGATTTAAAAATGGTAGTGTCAATTGCTGTAGCTGGTGCAGTAGCTAGTGGATATAGTGCTTATAGACAACAGCGTCAGCAAAAAAAGATGCAAGACCAACAACTTGCAATGCAACGCAAACAGAATGCAGAAGCTAAGAAAAGAGCAAAAGAAGCAAAAGATCGTGCAGATATAGAACAAAACAAAGCAAACAAAAAGAAAGCAGATGTAAGCTCGTTGTATAACAAAGAGGAACAAGCATCAATGTTAGGTGGTGGCGGAACATTACTTACTGGTAATCAAGGGGTAGATCCAAATAAATTAAACTTAGGTGGTAACACATTATTAGGCGGTTAATCAATGGTCTACAAAACAAAACGTGCTGATCTGTTAACAAGATGGGGTCATCTTAGGACTGAGAGGGCAACGTGGTGGTCGCATTGGCAAGAAGTAACTACATATTTGCTACCAAGAAATGGACGTTATTTTGAACAGGATAGAAACAAAGGACATAGAAGACATAACTCGATATACGACAATACTGGTACTCGTGCGTTAAGAACATTAGGTGCTGGCATGATGGCAGGTGCGACATCCCCTGCAAGACCTTGGTTTAGGCTAGGAACTAATGACCCAGAGCTAAATAGATTTACACCTGTCAAATTATGGCTAGATGATGTAACGGAACGTATGCAAGTTATCTTTCAAAAATCTAATACATACCGAACATTGCACGGAATATACGAAGAATTAGGAGCATTTGGTACAGCAGGTTCTATTGTTTTGGCTGATCCTAAAACTGCTATACATCATTACCCAGTAACTATAGGAGAATATGCAATAGCTACGGATTATCAGGGCAGAGTTAACACTTTATACAGAGAATTTCAAAAAACAGTAGGAGAATTGGTAAGAGAATTTGGATATAAACAATGTTCTATGTCTGTTAAAAATTTATATGACAGAGGATCGCTGGATCAATGGATTACTGTTATTCATGCCATAGAACCAAGAGATGACAGAGATCGTGATTTTACAAAAAACGACAATATGAATATGGCATACAAGTCTTGTTACTTTGAGCAAGGTGGTGAAGAAGAACAAGTACTTAGAGAAAGCGGATTCAGAGATTTCCCTGCAGTAATACCAAGATGGGGTTTAGCAGGTGGCGATATTTATGGTAATTCACCGGGAATGGAAGCGTTAGGTGACATAAAACAGCTACAACATGAACAATTACGCAAAGCACAGGGCATTGATTACCAAACAAAGCCACCATTACAAGTGCCAAGCTACATGAAAAACAGAGATGTAGACAGCTTACCCGGTGGTGTTACGTTTATTGATGGTGCACAAGGCAAAATCGAGACAGCATTTAACGTAAATTTAAACTTAAATCATTTGTTAGCGGACATACAGGACGTAAGACAACGTATTAATAGTAGTTTTTATGCTGATTTATTTTTAATGTTGGCAAATGCTACCGATACACGCATGACCGCAACAGAAGTTGCAGAGCGTCACGAAGAAAAATTGCTTATGTTAGGTCCTGTATTGGAAAGATTACACAATGAATTGCTAGATCCATTAATTGACAACACATTTAACAGAATGATTGAAGCAAATTTAATACCACCAGCACCAGAAGAATTGCAAGGACAAGATTTAAGTGTAGAATTTGTTTCTATGTTGGCACAAGCACAACGTGCAATTGGTACAAACAGCGTAGATAGATATGTTAATAATTTAGGTATGGTTGCACAAATGAAACCAGATGTTCTTGACAAGTTTGATTCTGACGCATGGGCAGATGGATACGCAGATATGTTAGGTATTGATCCTAAGTTAATTGTTGCTGGCGAAAGAGTAGCTAAGATACGAGAAGAAAGAGCAATGGCACAACAGCAAATGGCACAACAAGAAGCAGAGCAGCGAGCGGCTGACAATATGGCTAAATTAGGTAAGAATGATGCTAACAATATGCAAGATATTATTAACCAATTTAGTGGTTACAATTCACCCTCACCAATGGAGGTATAAGCCATGAAAAGACAAGGATTATGGGCAAACATTCACGCAAAACGCAAAAGAATTAAGGCTGGTTCTGGTGAAACTAAAGCAAAACCCGGTGACAAAGATTATCCAACAGCTAGTGCAATAAAAAATAGTCAAACTAAAAAGAAGAAAAAAGCATGAAGTGTGACCATAACTTAGTTAGCACCAGATATATTAAGTTATGAGTGAATACAATCCTCTCGACTTAAAAGGTCAACAGAAATCTAAAGACAATAAAAAGTCTGCAGAAAGAATTGACCGTCAAAATGAAGAGTCGGATATCAAATGGCTCATGAGCAGCAAGAGGGGTCGCAGATTAATCTGGAGACTTCTGGAAAAAGCAGGTGTTTACCGATCATCGTTTAACACTAACGCAATGGCAATGTCATTTAGCGAAGGTAACAGGAACTATGGTTTGCAAATACTAAATATGATCCACACTCTCTGCCCAGAGTTATACCCGACAATGATTAAGGAGCAAAAAAATGTCAGACTCGCTGATGACAGATCCAACCCAAACCAATGAAGGCAGCACACAGCAACCAGTAGATGCATTAACTGAGGCAACTACTGAAAACCAGCAGCAAGCGGAAACTGTACAGGATCAACAAGACTCGGATGAGTCCGCTGTTGAAAGTAAAACTAGCGAATCAGAAGCACCAGAAGGTGCACCTGATAAATACGAATTCAATGCAAAGGTGGCTGACGCACCTGATGAACTCGACCCCGAAGTATTAACTGCTTTCGGTGAAGTCGCTAAAGACCTTAACCTGTCACAAGACGCTGCACAAAAAGTATTAGACAAGGTAGCCCCTGTCATACAAGCCAGACAAGCACAAGAGGTAGAACAAGTAAGAATAGAATGGGCAAATGAAGCTAAAGCCGACCAAGAATTTGGTGGTGAAAGTTTAACTGCTAATTTGGAAATTGCTAAAACATCTCTAAATGCATTTGGTACTGATGCTTTGAAGTCGCTGCTGCAAGAATCTGGCTTGGGCAACCATCCCGAAGTTATTCGGTTTATGTACCGAGCAGGTAAGGCAATTAGTGAAGACAGTTATGTCGGCAAATCTGAAGGTGCTGTTGGTAAATCCAATGTACCAAAAGATTTTAACAGCATAGCTAACGCACTATATTCTAATCAGCAAAACCAATAAGGAGATTTAAATGGCTACTCTCTCATCATCAAATTTAACCCTAGCGGATTGGGCAAAAAGATCTGACCCAGACGGTAGAGTTCCAATCGTTGCAGAATTGTTATCACAAAGCAACGAAATATTAGACGATTGCGTTTTTAAAGAAGGTAATTTACCTACTGGTGAACGTGTAATTATTAGAACTGGTTTACCACAAGTTTATTTCCGTGCATTAAACCAAGGTATTCCAAACAGTAAATCTACAACTGCACAAGTTGATGAAGCTTGCGGAATTCTAGAAGCAAGATCTGAAGTAGACAAAGACTTAGCGATGTTAAATGGTAACACCGCACAGTTCCGTCTATCAGAAGATTCTGCGTTTTTAGAAGCAATGAATCAGGCACAAGCCGAAACAATGTTTTACGGTAACCCCGGAACAGATCCTAAAAAGTTTTTAGGTTTAGCACCAAGATATGGCGATCTTTCAGCAGATAACGCAGTTAACATTCTTGATGCAGGCGGTACTGGTTCTGACAATGCCTCTGTTTATCTAATACTTTGGGGTGATCAAACAGTATATTGTCCTTTCCCTAAAGGATCTAAAGCTGGTTTGACACATGAAGATCTAGGTGAACAAACTGTTTACAATAGTGACGGTACAAGACTACAAGCTTTTGCTACTCGTTACCAATGGAAGAATGGTCTAGTTGTTAAAGATTGGAGATACGTTGTTCGTATTTGCAATATTGACATTTCTGATTTACTTGCAGGTACTGGAACTCAAGCTAATACTGCTGCTACTTCACTAGTAAAACTAATGACTAGAGCGTGTTACAGAATACCTAATATGGCTATGGGTAGAGCAGCCTTCTATATGAACAGAACAATTCATTCTGGTTTATCAATTAATGCATTAGATAAATCACAAAATGTTTTAAAAATACAAGAAGGTTTAACACAGTTCGGACAAGCAAACAGTTTCTTATCTTTCTTAGGTATACCCCTTAGAAAAGTTGATACATTAATCAACACAGAAGCTCGTGTTCAGTAATCTTATTATTAAAAAAGGAGATTAAAAATGATTACAGATGCATTACTCAGAGTAAGTGAAGATCAAGCACTTACAACAACTGCCGTATCTACTAACACTATTGACTTAGATGTTGCTAGAGACATAGGTGAAGGTACACCACTTTACATGAACTTTGCTGTTACTACTGCTTTAGCAGGTGGTACAAGCGTAAAGTTTGAAGTTATTACTAGTCCAAATGCTAACTTGTCTAGTCCTACTGTAATTGGTAGTAGCGATGCAGTTCTTACAGCAGCATTAGTTGCAGGCAAAAACGTAGTAGTACGTTTTAACCCATTGATTGCTGAAAAGGGTCAAAGGTATATAGGTGCTAGATACACAATTGCTGGTACTTATACTGCAGGTAAAGTTACTGCTGATATAGTAGAAACAATCGGTGATGGACGGAAGTACTATGCTTCTGGCTTTACTGTAGTTTAGTAAGGAGATTTTATGCCTATTTACAGAGCAAAAGTCAAATGTTTTGTAGGCAATAGCCTACGAGAAGCAGGCGATGAGTTTGAGTATAACGGTGAATTTTGTAAACACCTAGAAAAAGTTGGTGGTGAAGAATGTGCATTACCTGCAACATCTGCAACTACTAATTTTGAAGAAATGACTAAAGCTGAATTAGAAGCTTATGGTCGGACTATTGGTGTTGAACTAGATAGAAGACAAACAAAAGTTGCTCTTATACAAAAACTAGAAGCAGTAAGTAAATAGGCTTGGTCTTCTATTTAACTCATAGGGGGCTAGTAGCAAGTCTGCTAACCTCCTCTTTTTATAGGAATTGTTATGGCAACCGAAGTAACTATATGCAACCTTGCCCTAGCTCATTTGGGTGACGATGCAACAATAGCCTCTATAAAACCTCCAGAAGGTTCTGCTCAGGCAGAAAAAGCAGCACGTTTTTATCCAATAGCAAGAGACAATTTATTGCAAATGCACACATGGAATTTTGCATCTAAGAGAGAAAGTTTAGCTTTAACAACAAATACTTTGGATCAATGGGATTATGCGTATCAAGCTCCTACGGACATGATGACACCTGTCGCAATAATATCTCCGTCAGCACAAAATGATTACGCAACAAGAATGTCAGCCGGAGATACTCCCGGTAATATGACAGCTAATTTTGCACCAACAATAGTAGCAGGCCAATATACACCACAACAATTTGCAGTAGAAGGTCCATTTATCTATACAAATCAGGAAAAAGCTATGTTGAGATATCAGGCATATATAACTGATCCAACATTATTTACTCCTTTATTTGTAACTACATTGTCATGGCATTTAGCATCAATGCTTGCAGGGCCTGTAATTAAAGGTGATGCTGGAGCAGCAGAAGCAAAACGCTCTACACAAATGATGATGAGCTATTTAACTAGTGCTAAACAAGCTGACAATTTACATAGAGATATAACTGTAGAACATATAGTTCCTTGGACAGCCGGGAGATAATTAATGCCAAATACACGAACTTTTAAACAAACATTTTCTGGAGGAGAAATATCACCAGAGATGTTTGGCCGTATTGCTGATAATAAATTCCAACAAGGTGCGGCATTAGTTCGTAATTTCATTGTTAAACCGCAAGGCCCTGCACAAAACAGGTCAGGTTTTGCGTTTGTAAATGAAGTAAAAGATAGTACTAAAAAAACTAGATTATTGTCTTTTACATTTTCTACTGTTCAAACAATGATTATTGAATTTGGTGATCAATATTTTAGATTTCATACACAAGGGCAAACTTTAAAATACACAGATGGTAGTGCATGGGATGCTACGACTGCATACGTTGTTGGAGATATTGCAAAAATTAGTGGCACTAACTATTATTGCACAGTTGCTCATACAAATTTTCAGCCACCTAACACAGCTTATTGGTATCCATTACCTGCTGATATGACATATGAAGTACCGCATCCATTTCTAGAAGCAGAATTGTTTGATGTACATTATGTGCAATCTGCTGATGTTATGACGTTAGTGCATCCTAATTGTCCACCTAAAGAATTAAGAAGACTTAGTGCAACTAAATGGGAATTAAAAACCATAGATTTTGGTAGTCCTTTGCCACCTCCTACAGGTGTAACAGTAACTACTTATATACCTTCTTCAACCTCTACTAACGCTGATACATATCAAGATCATAATTATGTTGTGACTGCTGTAGGTGCTACTACAGTAGAAGAAAGTAATCAATCAGCAGTTGGATTAACTAGTGCTGGTGCTATTCCAAGTAATAATATATTTGTTACTGGAGCAAAAAATACTATTACATGGACAGCCGTTACTGGTGCATCTAGATATCGTGTTTATAAAGAACAAGGAGGTATATTTGGATTTATTGGAGAAACAAATACAACTACATTAGTTGACGATAATATTGCAACAGATTTTTCTGTTACACCACCAATACATGAAAATGATTTTGTAGGTACTGGTAATTATCCCGGTGCTGTATCTTATTTTGAACAACGTAGAGTATTTGCAGGAACTAATAATGGGCCGCAAGATATATGGATGACTAAATCTGGTACTGAAAGTAATATGTCTTTTGGTATACCTGTACGAGATGATGATCGTATTGAGTTTAGAGTAGCTGCTCGTGAAGCAAATACTATTAGACATATCGTTCCATTAACTAATTTACTTTTACTTACAGGATCAGCAGAATGGCGAGTAACTTCTGTTAATAGTGATGCTATAACTCCATCATCTATATCTGTAAAACCACAATCATATATTGGAGCTAACAACACGCAACCTGTAATTGTTAATAATAGTCTTGTGTATTGTGCTGCTCGTGGCGGTCACGTTAGAGAACTAGGCTATAACTGGCAAGCTAATGGATTTATTACAGGTGATTTGTCACTTCGTGCACCACATTTGTTTGATAATTTAACGATAAATGATATGGCTTTATCTAAATCACCAATACCTATTGTATGGATGGTAAGCACCAGCGGTAAATTATTAGGACTTACTTATGTTCCAGAACAACAACTAGGTGCATGGCATCAACACGATACAGATGGTTCATTTGAAAGCGTAGCTTGTGTTTCTGAAGGTAATGATGACGTTACATATTGCGTCATTAAAAGAACTATAAATGGTGCAACTAAAAGATATGTAGAGCGTATGGGTACGAGATTATTTGCAACGCAACGTGATAATTTTTTTGTTGATGCTGGAGCAACATACAATGGCACAAATACAGATACTAATAAAACAGTTACTATTTCTGGCGGTACAAACTACACCAAAGGCGAAAGCGTAACAATAACAACTAACTACAATTTATTTAATGCACCGCCAAGTGTTGATGACAAAGATGATGCAATTGTTTTAGTAGATGGATCAACAAATTATCGTTTAACTATTCTTTCAACTACAAGTCAAACAGTAGCAACGGCAAAGCTAGATAAAGATTTACCTGCACCTTTACGCAATACAGCAATAACAACTTTTGAAGTAGCAAGAAATGTAATATCAAATATAAATTTTTTAGAAGGAAAAAAAATAAACATATTAGCAGATGGTGCAGTACATCCTCAGAAAACTGTTACTAGTGGTTCTATAACTTTAGATCGTGCTGCTAGTGTTGTTCATGTAGGTTTACCTTACGAAAGTGATTTAAATACATTACCTTTAGCGTTACAAGTAGAAGCATTTGGTCAGGGCCGAGTTAAAAATATAAATCATGTTTGGTTAAGAGTATTAGAATCATCTGGTATTTTTGCAGGGCCTAGTGCAGATAAATTAGTAGAAGCAAAACAACGTACAACAGAACCTTATGGAACACCACCTAATTTAAAAACTGAAGATATAAAAATAATGGTTACTCCTACATGGCAAGACAATGCTCAATTGTTTATACGACAAACAGATCCATTACCATTAACAATAGTAGGTTTAACACTAGAAGTAGCTGTGGGTGGATAGTGTGACCATAATTAAACAAGCTATAGGTATACTTAAAATTATATAGTTGTTGAGGTTAGGGCAACATGGCGAAATTAGGATGGAGTGATTTAAGTTCATTAGGTCAAGCATCTGTTATTACAGGTATTGGAGGAGGTATAACAAGCCTTTTTGCTGCAGGTACGCAAGCAAATTACAATAAATATGTTTTAAAAAAACAAGCATTAGATGCTGAACATAAAAGAGATATGGATTTATTTAATATGGACATGAAAGAAAGTCAGGCACAATGGATGAACCGATCATTTAATATTCAATACGCACAAAAAACAAATCGAATGGGAGCTAGAAAATCTAGAAGAAACGTTAACATGGCAGCCAGAGGTGGAGTAAGAGGTGTAGGAAGTAATTTAGCATTAGCAGTAAGTGAAGATCTTTTTGATGAAGTAGATAAAATTACTATGAATTCAAAAAAAATAAAAGCTTTAAATGATAAAAGATTAGAAGCGGTAGGTTTAGGAATATCGGCTGATAGACACGCATTAAATGCAAATACTTCATATAAATCAGCATCATCTATAAGTACATTTTCAGCTATGAGTTCTAGTTTATTAAATAGTTCTAGCAGTCTTTTAAGTATGCTGCCTAGTGAATTCTTTATGGCATAAAAGCAATGTCAAAAATAGTACCATACAGAGGTTTTTCATCTGAAACTTTAGATACAGGATCTGAAGTGCAGCTTTCAGCAATGCCGGAGGCAAAGGCACTTAAAGATAATAGTCAAGAAGCTAGAGATCGTGGCAAGGCAATGCAGAATTTAGCCAAGACCATGATGGAGTTGGATAATGAATTAAGTGATGCTGAAGCTAGAAATTTATATAATGAGCAACATTACAAAATAGAATCAACTCAAGATCAATATCTTGATTTACAGGGTAAAGACGCAGTAGACACAATACAAACAGAAGGAGAAGGGGTAGATAAAAAAACAGTATTAGATGAATATAATAACGACAGATTACAGTCCATAGTTGCTGAAGGTAGTGCAAAAGCAAGTAGTGGCCGTGTAAGAATCATGTACGAAAAGATGATAAGCAATAGTGTTATGCAAGCTCAAAATAATATGATTGAACATTCTTTAAATCAACAACGTAAATATAAAACAAATGAATTAGAAAAAAGTATACAGATACAAAAAAATCAAGCAAAATATGGATATAAAGATTGGAAAAAATCCAATGGTGTATTTAATACATCACATAAAGCTGCATTAGATTTGTTAGAACAAAAAGCTGCTTTAAAAGGTTGGAATACTGATCCTAATGCAACATATCCTGACGGAAGTAAAATGCCAATCAGTAGTCAATACGAAACGGAAAAAGCTGCAATAAATTTAGAGTTTGCTAAATACGTTATAGACGGACATAACTTTGATAAAAATAGCTCAGGAATGAAAGAATTTTTAGCAGTTATAGCTCCGAAACTTGATGACAAAGCAAGAGAAATTTTAGGAATAAAAGTAGAAAAAGCTGGTACAAATATTGCAAGCGAAGATAAAGTAAATGCAATTATAAATAATAATGGTGATCAAAACGATGGCAATTTTATAACAACAGCTACAACTTTATGCGGTTTAAGTAGCATGAATTGTTTTGACGATGATAAAGGAGCAGTTGTTAAAAATGGTTCGCATTCAGATGAAATTAACATAGTAGATCTAAAAGATAGTGAATTTATAGATGCATTAGAATTAAAGAGAGGTACATCAATATTTTTTAATGAAGATTCACCTAAAAATGGAAAATTAATAGTACAACATCACCCAACACATTTATTTGCAGTATCACTTTTAGGAACAAAAAAAGCTGATTCATTGTATTTAAAAGCATTAAGAGAATACAAACATCCTCTTTCTAAAGATGGTTTTGTTGGAAGATCTGGCAGCATATCATATCAAAAAGCTAAAGTAGAATATAATAAAAATCCAGAAAATTTTGCAACTATAAATGCAAATATATTAGATAAATATAATGAATTAATTTTAGCTAATGCCAACAGAAAATATTTTTTACATGATGGTACATATGTAGCCAAGGTAGAAAATGACTTAAAAATAATTACACAAGGTGTTAACTACGATGTAGACGCTGAATCTAATATAGAAATAAATAAAAAAACTAATTTACAATCTAAGGAAGTGTATGAAAACAAAATAAAAAATACTACACAAAATGAAGACGAGCAAAATTATGAGATAGAAAAATTAAATCAAAATTATGACAAGATTGCAGAAGCTAATGAAGCAGAATATGACGCTAATTTTGAAAAAGCAATGGAGATTTCTGCTGAACCCGGAGGCTGGGAAAAGTTAGCAGAAGCTGGAATTGAAATAGAACAATTTACAGAAGAAGATCAAGCACTTTTAAAACAAGGACCACCAGAAGAATCAGATCAAGAAGTGTTGGCAGAATTAAATGGTGATCCAGATAAAGCTATAAGTGATTTAGAAAAAAATAGATTTAAATTATCACCTACTAATTATGAAGCATTAAAACGTTATGTAGGTGGTCTAACAACATCAGAAGATAAATACATAGAAGCAACTGGTAATAAAGATATAATGAGAGATGTTTTATTTAAAAATGGTTATGAAGATTTAGCTTTTCCACCAAAAGGAAAATTAAAAGGTGTTAAAGCTGCAGAATTTAATTCTATATATGCAGAATGGATAAAAAGAATTGATCTTGCACAAAAACTACAAGGAAATAAAAAACTAACTTTAAAAGAAAAAATTCATTATTTAAACAATGTATTACTAGACAAAGTTAATGTTCAAGATCAAGGTTTGTTTGGTGGAGTGGTGGGCAAAAAAGATGTCTTACTTGGTGCACAAAAGACTGACGTATTAGCACATACCTATGTCAACATTGAGGTAAAACAAGAAAACGGAACTTTCAAAACAGAAAAGATTTTTAATTCTGATATACCTCATCCAGTAAGAACTGCAATTATGGCTAGTCTTAACAGACGAAGAATTCCTATGTCAGAAATAAATATTGTAAAAGAATGGCTTAAGTTTAATAAACCAATGTCATTATCTGAAGCAGAAGAAAATGCAGGTTTAAGTACTGCAACAGCAGACTACGAACTAATTACAAATTAATTATGGGATCTTCTAACGTATTTGATTTATATAGTGGTGAAAACGAAGACACCAGTAATTACGACATAAATAACGATTATGGTGTAGGCTATAACGTTTTTGATCGTGTTGCTGAAAGAGAATCAAAAGAAAGAGATAAAGAACTACAAATATTATTAAATTCTGTTGCTGATAATGATCCAGACGGAACAGGTGAAGCACAACGATTAGCTGAAGAATTAGGACTGCCAAAAGGCACGATTATAAATAGCTCCGACACTTTAGAAATGTTGAAGGAGAAAAAAAGACAATATTTAAATCAAGCATCTGATTTTGCAATGGTCAATCCTATATTGGCTCAACAATTGCGTGATCCTAATTTTGCAGCTATAGCACATGACAATTTACCAAGATTAAAATCATATGAAAATTTATGGGGAACTATTGTAAATGCTCCAAAAGATGGATGGGAAGGTATACGAAAAGGTGTATTAAGCAGAGAAATGGGTTTTATTGCTCAAAGATTTAAACGTAGAAGTTCAAAATTAGTAAGTACTGAAGAAGGTTTTGAAGAAGGTTATGAACCTACAGAACAAGATGTAAAAGATTTTGAAAGACTAAAACAAATAGAACAAACAATAGCTAATTATGATGCTAACGGAGTTGGTTTTATTGAAGGGTCAGGCTATTTTATTGGTCAATATGCTAGTTCAATACCAGAAGCCGCTATTGCTGGTGTGGCATCGTGGAAAGCAAAAACCCTTGCAGGTGCAGGCATAGGATTTTTAATTCCAGATGGGCCATTAATGTTTGCTGGTGAAGCAGTAGGTGGAACTATTGGTAATTTTGTAGGATTATTTACTGGTTGGAATATGTTTGCTAATAAATTATCTCTTGATACTTACTTTGTAGAAGGAGGTCATTCATGGTTAGAAGCTAGGGCAAGAGGTTATAACATGAAAGATGCTGCAATCCGGGCGAATACAGTAGGTGCAGCAAATTTTTTAATAGAAAGATGGGGATTAAATATTGTAGGAGGAGTATATGGTAGAGCGTTTGGTGGAGCTACCGGTATTTTACAACGCTCTGGTTTAGGCAAAAGTGCTTTAGCAAAAACTTTTAAAAAGAAAATATTAAGGCAAGTAGGCACAAATGCATTAAGTAGAAATGGGTCAAAACTTACATGGAATGCAGCAACATTTCAATTTGCTAAAGATTACGCATTAGTTTTGGGAACAGAAACTGGTCAAGAATTAGCACAAGAAGCAATAGCAATTGCAGGTATTAATTTGTTTGCCGATATGAGCAAGGAAGACATAGAAAAAATTACTACTAAAGAATTTGGAGACAGAATTTGGACAACTTTAACCGAAACTGTAAAAGGCATGATTTTATTTGGATTAGTAGGTCCCGGTGTTGCGTATGTTGGAAATGTAAGAAAAGCAAACAAAGCTGCAAATGATACTGCCGTTTTAGAAAGATTAGCAAATATTTCTAAAGACGATAAAACAAAAATAAGAAATATAACCCAATGGCAAGCCTACCAACAGCTAAATGCTGACCGGGCAGGTGTAAGTGATTTTTATTTTAATCTAGATGCATTTCAAAAAGCATTAGATGATAATCAAATAACTGAAGAGCAATTACAAGAATTTTCACCAGAACTTGCTAATGAATTAATAAAAGCAAGAAAAGAAGGTGAAATAGGTAAAGTAATAAAAATTGCAGCAGGTGAATATATAGCAAAAATTTCTGGTACAGATTTAGGTAATTCATTAAAAGAACATCTTAAAACTGGTGAAAACGAAATGAGTCAAAGCGAAATGATGCAATTCGCAAAAGATCAACCAGAACAATTAGAATTATTTAGAGAAGAATTAGGTAAAAGAAAACAAGAATATTTACAAGCACAAAAAGATACGAGATTTATAAAATCACAAATTGCAAAACAATTACGTCAACTTGGTTTAAAAAATATAAGTACTGCAGAAAATGCAAGATTTTTAGCAGAGTTACCTGTTGCATTTGCTAATGCATATGCTAAAGCTTTAAACATAACTGCAAGAGAATTTATAAATAGATACACATATAACATAGTAAAAGATGCAGATATTAAAGCATACGGAAAACAATTTTTTACCCAAAAAGGAAATATAAAAACTGATTCAAATTTATTTTTAAATTGGTTTGGCAAATCAAAAATAAAAAAAGCTGATGGCAAACCACAAGTTGTATATCATGTTACGAGAGATAGTTTCTCGTATTTTAATTTTAATAATAAAAGTCCTGACTCAGGTTTTGCAGGTATTGGAATATATACAACTCCCGATGAAACACTAGCAAAGTTTCACCAAGAAAATAGAAGTTTTGAAAAAGATAAGGATCAACAACTTACAAAATTATATGTGCGGTTAATAAATCCAAAAACTATTACTGTTGATAAAAAAACAGAAATAAAAGATGCAGGTAAAACAGCAGGTGATGGTTACAGAGAACAATTACTTAACGAAGGACATGACGGAATAATAGTAAAAAATGCAAACGGAGAAACAGAAGAAATAGTTATTTTTGATTCTGACAATGTAAAAGAAGCTAACGAAAATGGAGATTGGTCAGACGAAATAAACGTCTTGTTTGAACAACAAGAAAGAGAAACTTTTGAACAAAAAAGTGCAAAACAAAAACAAGGCAAACCAGTATCAGAAGAAGTATTTCAAATTGCAAGAATTATAGAAAATTTTGATTTTGCAAAAAGTAAACCTTTTGCTACTAATCGTGATTTTAAATTAGAAATACAAGCTCGTGTTCAAGCTGCTGCTAAAAGAGCAGGTGTTAAATTAACTGACTTTAGTGTTGAGACAGAAAAATATTTAGTAAAAACTTTATTAGAAGATGCAAGATTTGCTTTAACAGAAAACGGTAATGCTGTTGGTTGGTACGATGAAAAAGTATCTAAAGCAGTAAGAATACTTTCTAAAGTATTTCCAAAAGTTGCTACTGATAAAAGGCATGAATTTGTATTTAAATGGGCATTAGCAGCTACATCTAATGGTATAAAAGTTGATAAAAATTACGAGTATGCAGCAGATGTATATAGAAAATTTTTGGAATCTGAA